AGGCATAGTCATAATCCTGAAGAAACTCACTAATTTTGAGTTTTTCGAAATGAATATGGTACTCTGGATAAGAAATTCTCGGGTCTATGATTAAGTCAGCATTTATCCTTTGTGAATAAGCGTAAATAGACGGGTATGTCAGAGCGAATAATTCAGGAAAGTAGTTATTCGTGTAAGAGACGTAAATTAATTTTTTACTCATGTTATTGGTCAATTTCATTGCCTCCCAATTCTCTAATAGTTGATTCTCCGCGTAAATCATACGCATATACATCATCCTGAACGATAGAGAAGATATCAGCGCGGATAAAAATATCGAGGGTTTTTACCATTCCCAATCTAACTACTTCAGCAATCAACAATCTCGCGACAGGAGGGTCAATAGCATACGCATGTGCTCGACAAATACTTCTCCACGTTCCACCATAGATAGATGCATGGGGAGGAATTCCCGAAACTACTGGCATTGTACCAGATACTTGCTCGACGCACCCAAGAAACTGAATAGAATTGTAATATTTCGCATATTCGATACTCTTAATCATAACCGCATCGTGTTCGAGCACTACAATCGGCTTTCCTATCTGAACACAATGAACCCACAAACTAAAATGGGATAAGAAGCAGGCAATCTGACTATTTGAATAAACGTTGCTTGGAACTCTAATTAAATGCCACGGAATCCAGGATAATGAATTAGGAATCTTAATCTCATCTCCGGTACCATCTACTCCTTCCCAATAACAGGTATCCATCCCGACACTTCTACAAGAATCCTTACATCTTCTCGCTAGTTCCTTGGATACTGGATGGTTTATGGCAATGATATAGGCACCATCAATTTTTCGTTCTTCTTCGAAATGACGAGGAACGAATGGGAAATATCTATCTTGTTTTGGAGGAGTAGGAGGTGATATTTCCTGGGCTGGAGCCTGAGCCCCCTTAGTCTCGGTTTTTTTCTTGATGGCTACTTCATGCTCTGAATTAGATTTATAATTCCCAAGTGCCTTATCCATCGCCTCGTTGCATAGAGTATCCACGTATTCATTCATTGGATTCCCGCTATGAGCACGGACCCAATGATAATAGAAATTAAATTTTCTCTGAACCGAATATAACTCTTCCCAGAGGTCTGCGTTCTTGACGCCCTCGAATCCTTTCTTGACCCACGAATGGGACCACGTAGTTGCTCCATTCTTTAGATAGGTCGAGTCAGTGTAAACATTGATGATGTATTCTTCCCTCTTACCTTCAAGGAATTTATCCAGATACCGGAATCCTTCGATTGCCGCAGTTATTTCCATTCTATTGTTCGTGGATTCGGTCTTGTGAGAAGTGTATTCGTGGATAACCTCCTTGTTCAGGATGATTATCCCAGCATAGGCGCCAATATCTTCGTGGATACGGTACCCACCGTCTGTATATATAGAGATTTCTTTTTGCTTATTCATAAACGATTGATTAATTATTTCTATTAAGAATTATCCCACAAGCGGGAGTCCACGCAACCTGCGTGAGATTGGCAATTGGGTCTATATCTTAGTACAAGTGAATTTAGATTTCAAGCAAATATTCAATTCAACACTTCCAATCAAAGAATTCTTTGATTGACTTACTAGATTATTCCACATTTATCCCATCTTTGGTGAGTTCTATAATATATTTTTTTGATATAGGGCTAGTAGGATGATATTTAATCTTGGCTATTTTTGCCGCAAGGATAGCACTTTCAAGATTATCGTAGGTGCCTATCACTTTTGTTTTACCATCAGTTTGTATTTTAACTTGATATTTCTTATCTCGGTTAATCCAAGACACTCCCGGAAATCCAGAAGTATTGTTCTTAAGAATTTTCTGATTATGTTGGTTAGTCTTAGCATCTGCCTCACGCAAGTTTTCTATTCGATTATTCATTCTGTCCTGGTCTATGTGGTCTATGAATTTAGAAGGCCATGTTCCTTTGTGCCATAACCAAATAAGACGATGAGTACGATAATTCTTTCCGTTAATGCCGATATGACTATAACCATTGGTAGTGTTAGGTTTGTGTCCCACTGGTTTATTATCTCTCTTCCTTATTAACCAACCGTTTTCAACATCATAATCAAACATATCCTTTAATTCAGCTTGGGTAATATCATTCAACATTGTTTTATAAACTTTATTCGTAGTCATTTATCCACCCAAGACCAAATGTCCCCTCGTTTCCTACTTAAAGCATTATTAACTATCTCTAACTGGTGATATATCGAATTGATATTATCCCGGTCCAGATAGGCCAAGGTTTCCTTGCTTAGTTTCTCATGTCTCTTGATGGACGAATGGAGATTCTTTCTTCGAGTCTTTGTGCCTTCACTTAATCTCCATCCACGGGATTCATATTCGGCGATACTGATAATTGGAGCTGTCATTTCTGGTTTCCTATAAATAGATATATAATCAATTAATATATAACTCATTGTTTTTATGGATTTTATTCTTACTTTAATACCAACTTGGTTAATAGTGATATCGTTGTCCATATCAATAATTGTAGTCCTTGGGGCCGATATCGTCAAGACCATTCCCTTTATCGGGAAATATGGCTATTTTGTCCTGCCAATAGGATTAATGGTTATTATGCTAAGTGTTTATTTATTAACGACAAATTATGTGAATTCAGATTGGGAGGAGAAGGTTCTTCTATTAGAGTTGAAGAATAACGAACTGAAACTTAAGCAGATGGACATCAACAAGGAAATTGTTATCAAAGAAGTAGTGATACCCGTCGAGAAGGTAATTACACGCAACAAGATTGTTAAAGAACAGATACCTGTCTTTATTCATGAGGAAAATGATTGTTCAGTAAGCGTCGATGTGGTACGGTTATATAACGAATCTATTAAGGAGATTGATTGATGAAAAAACTAAGAAATGATTTGTCATTTGAAAGAGTTCGAAACGATTTTGATTATGATTATGTGGTCGGATGCTTGATTCGGAAGGTAGATAATCACGGAAGAATAGTAAATCGTCCGTGTGGGATTAAGTCAAATTCACATGGATATGGTCGGGTCAGGATTGATGACAAGATGTATCTCGTCCATCGAGTAATCTGGCTTCTGGTATATGGTGAATGGCCAAATGGCGAAATCGACCACATCAACGGCAACAGGATGGATAATCGGATTGAAAACTTGCGGGTCGTGAATAAATCAAAAAATATGCATAATCGCGGCATGAATAGAAACAATTCTTCCGGATATCCGGGTGTATCTTTTCATAAAGCCAGTAATAAATATCAAGCTCAAATCACGGTCGATTCCAAAGTAATCCATCTCGGCTTCTTCGACTCTAAAGAAGAAGCCTATCTCGCATATCAACTCGCAAAGATTAAATACCATCCTACTAGCCCAATAGCACAAGAATATCTTCGGGAGTTAACTTATGCAGCTTAACCCAAATCAAATACTTAAACTATATCCATATCCCGATAGAAGCAATCGAAGCCTATAACAGGAGCATTAGGACCGAATGAATACTGGAGTCCAGTCAGGCCAGGATGTTATTATAGAAAGATTATCACTAATCTCTTCTACCAATACAATCACTCCCCTGCTTGATTTCCTTGTTGAACTATCCATCTACGAAGACCTGAATTCGAATGTTCTTACGGGACATCTTATTCTTTCTGATTCCCGAGGATTGATTGATAAGCTGCCGATTATTGGCGATGAGTTGTTATCCATCAAGATTACGACCCCCACGTTTACCCAGTCTATCGAGAAGACCTTTCGGACCTATAGGATATCGGACCGGACGATTGTTCGGGATAATAATACTCAAACCTATATTCTTCATTTCTCGTCTATAGAACTTTTTTATGACGTGTCCCTACCTTTGTATCTTCCGTTTTCCGGAAGGATTCAGGATGTAGTTGAACGAATCTATCTTGATTTCATTTCTACATCACGGGAATATGAGATATCAAACAACGATTCGAAGATACAGGAGATTGATTCAATCACTCCTTTACTACTGTTGAACGAGATAGAGAACAAGGTCAAGTATGTTTCACCTGGATGGACTCCGTTCAAGAATCTGAACTGGTTGGCTTCTAAATCTATTGCCAAGGACGAAACCGCTTCGTCATTCTTATTCTGGGAGTCCAATAAGGCATTTTACTTTGGTTCGGTTGAATATCTGATGAAGGAAGGAATAAACAGGAGTATCGGCACTTATACGCCTACCGTATCCGGACTTTATAACGAATCAGGAACCGTTGACCATAATCGAGAAAAATTCATTCTATCTGACCTGAAGATAGTAGAGAACTTTGACCAGATAAAGAACCTCACTAACGGCTATCTTGCATCCTCGGTGATTGACGTAGATGTCTATAATCGTGAATACAACGTCATCCAATATGATTACGTTGAGCAATACAAGAACCAGTTTCATACATCCGGAGACGGAATCAAGTCTATTCCGTTGTTCCTGAAGGATGGTATAAGGAATCCTTCTTATCTACAGGATTTTAGGGTAAGGAATTCAGCCTTATACAATAACTTTCCTGACAACGTAGACCAGAAGATGAAAGATTACTATGGAAACAGGAGAAGTTCGTTGATTGAGCTGACTAACATGAAACTGAACGCAACTATTCCTGGAAGAACCGATATTGAAGTTGGTATGTCGATGACCATCAAATATCCGGCAATGAATGGTATAGATACCAAGACCGATGAAGGATTGGATAGAATGTATTCAGGCAACTATCTAATCACCGCAATAAATCATAGGATTAACCGTATTAATCACCGCATGTCAATAGAGTGCGTGAAAGATTCTTTGTTTGTCCCCGACTCACAAACTTAATTATTCTATTTTTACAACCATGATTGACTACATACCCCCTTCTGACCCAATCAAGCAAAATACCGTCGTTGATTATATCGTCTCCGTGTTTACGTTATTATTGGCATTCGATTATGTCTTGTTCATAGAATCATACTTCCATGCAATAATACTGGTTCTTGGTGTTATCTATTGGACACTACGAATAATCGAGATGATTACCGGTAATTTGATATCGTGTTGGATTAGGAGGAAATTCCTTAAACGCGGAGAAGATGAAACGGCAAAGGATTGACCTCCTATGAGGAAGACCCAGCAAGGGATTTACTATCCAAGTAATCCTGATAAATATATTGATTTGAACGGGAAACCTGTATTCAGGTCATCTTGGGAAAGAAAATTTATGATTTGGGCAGATACTTCACCATCCGTGATAGCATGGTCATCGGAGAGTACCATCATCCCTTACGTTAGTCCGGTAGATAATAAGTATCATCGCTACTTCATAGATTTCTCATTAAAAATGATTGATGGTTCTGGAAATGTGGTAGAATATCTTGTTGAAGTAAAGCCAGAAAGCCAAGCCAAAGAACCCGTCCGTGGGAACAAGAGAGAACGAACATTCTTGAATGAAGTCCTTACTTATGGGGTTAATCAGGCAAAATGGGATGCTGCTAGGGTATATTGTGGGAATACTGGTAAGAAATTTATAGTTTTGTCTTTAGATAAAAATGACGGCTGGAAGGTGGTTGGCTAAATAGCAATCCACGATACTATCGCATAACGAACACCGTCCTTAACCGGCATCACCTCGTGAGGATATCTGTGATTGGATGGAAATAGAATGATGCTTCCTTCTTTCGGGGATATTGACACCCCTTGTTCTGGAAATACCAATTCACCACCCACGAAATCAGAGTTTAAATAAAAGATTACCGTATAATCTCTATCTACTACCTTCTTCCACCTTCCGTCTATAAATTCTTCACTATCATTATGCTCTGTATATCGTTCTCCGGGAGAGTATGATACCAACTGCGGCTCTTCTATAAATCGATAAGAATCGTTCCACATAAACTCAATGGATTCTTTGATTAATTCTCTTTGAGTGTAATCAAGTGCTATCCATTTTGCAGAACGAGCGCTTGAGTTTATATTCTGCGAATCTCCGTATCCGGTTGTTGATTGAGCACGGTAAGAAGAATCGAGATATTCTCGGGAAAGATGGAAGTCTTCGAGGGAGAATTGGCCGGGGATTATCCTAATCATAATCGATAAGTAAGTGAATTACCCCGCCCTAAAGGACGGGGCTTCCAGCTTCATCGGCAACTGAGCAAATACTGGATTTTCTTCCAGTATTGCTTCTAACATTGCCTCGACTGGCAGCACCGGCGATTCCCGCCGCTATCATTCTTTGCGCTTCAAGCGCTATGTTCTTTGCTGCATTTATGTCTCTATCATGTTCCACCCCACATTCGATGCATTCCCAGTTTCGGATATTTAGAGGTAGAGACTTGACAACATGGCCGCAACATGAACAGGATTTTGATGAAGGGAAGAAACGATTGACTTCCACATAACCTTTCCCTACACGTTCGGCCTTGTATTTAAGCATCGTTGTGAACATCCCCCATCCCGCGTCACTAATTGATTTTGCAAGACAGTGATTTTTCATCATACCTTTTACATGTAAATCCTCAACGACTATGACTTGGTTTTCGTCAACCAGCCGTCTGGATAATTTATGTAGATAGTCTTTTCTGGCATTAGCGACTTTTTCATGCACCTTTGCCACCAGAATACGCGCTTTATTTCTGGAGTTGCTGTCCTTCATCTTGCGCGACAGCTTCTTTTGTTTACGTTTCAGATTCTTTTGAGCCTTGGCTACATGCTTCGGATTATCGAACTTGTCCCCATCGCTGGTATTAACCAAGTGCGTCAACCCCACATCGACTCCCACCACCTTACCATCAAAGGAAATAGTGGGAGCATCCATCCCATTTTCAGTCAAAATGGATGCGAAGTATTTACCTGTTGACGCTTTGCTAATAGTGACAGTTTTAATTACACCAATTATCTCACGATGAACAATGGCTTTAACATGACCGATCTTTGGTAGAAACAACTTACGACCATCAACAATCTTAACCCCTTGTGGGTATTGAATAGATTGTCTACTGTGTTTAGATTTGTAATTCGGATACGCGGCCCTCCTCTCAAAGAAGTTGATGAATGCTCTGGTTAGGTTCAAGCTAACAGACTGAAGAACCTGACTATGAGTCTCCTTCAACCATTCAAATTCTTTCTTCAGGCCAGGTAGTCTGGCGTTCAGTGCAAATTGGCCCAAACCTTTGCCGGTCTCATTATAGGTTTTTTGAGTTTCGACGAGACTGTTATTCCAGAACCAACGCGCACAACCGAACGCTTTAGCGAGTTTCTCAACTTGCTTAGTATCTGGGTATATACGAATTTTGGTTGCTGTAATCATGTCTCTTATTATGAACTATGTTTATACTAAAGTCAAGCGCTTATATCCCCAACCTGAAGGAAGGGGATTTACGCGCTATCCGTTAAATCGCGCGGCTCGACCCCATATCTAAAAGAAAGGGGATTGCGCCGCGCATTCGTTCAACGATGTCTGCGTCAGAATTACAACGACTTACATCCTATTTATAATCATTTATTTAAGAAATACGTTCTCTGTGGGTCAGTGTAATACTTATCGAATTGTGGATTTAAGAGAGTTGGGCAATAGAAATAATCGGAACAAGTTTTTCCGGGGATGTTAAAAGTCGGAACCCCAAAACATCTTGCAGAATTTCTCCAACCATACCATTTTCCATCGTCTTGTTTTGCTATTACGGCATTGCTAAGATAGGTCTGAGCAAACTCTACCCATTTTCCTGGTATTTGAGTTGGAGAACTCCTTGGTGAGCCATCTGGTCCAGTTTTATCCCCCCACCCCCAGAGAGTACAATCATGCTTAATTCCATAAATCGCATTGTTATATGCGACTACACATATCCAACATCCTGGAATCTGAGTAGGAGAATCTTGGATGCTATTATACAATCCGTTTCCTAATATCCCATAAGAGTCATATCTTCCCCATGTGAATAAAGCACAATTGGCTTTTATACCAAACATTACATAAGGACTAGCTCCCTGCGCGCAACACCACCCTCCGGGGACTTTAACTGGAGTTCCATTAGAAAGAGTCCCCCCATGTAGGTGAGAATAAGCAGCGCAATTATTATCCCATAGCCATAGTGTCCCATCCTTTTTAATAGCACCAACCGCGGACCCTCTAACCAATTCACACCATTGTCCTGGAATCTGGACTGGGGATAACTCTGATGGGGAACCATTTCCGGTGGTCCAACAGCACCCCCAAGAGAACAAATCTCCATCCTCGTTTATTATTCTGGCATTAGCAGCCCCATAAACAATATATTGACTATACTTTCCGGGAATTTGGACTGGTACGTTCTGTCCACCCCCGAGAAAATCCATTAATGTATATCTGGTAGTTGTTCCCTTCCATCCCCACAAAGTACCATCTGGTTTTACACCGAGATATTCATTTAATGGACCACAAAAATTCTTCCATCCTGTATAAGGAGCCGTCACGATTTTTTGGGGCGAAGAACCATTTGTAATAATCCACACTTCATTATAAGGCACCTGACTATCATCAATCTCTACCCAATCCCCTCGGACTGCTAGATTATAAGCAGCGTCAATTCCCCAGACGTGTGAATGCCAACATTGCCGAAGCATTATTTTTGTTTCTTACCAGAAACGATAGCTTCGATACGATTAGGCATATTAGCTGATACCATGACTTTTCCCCCAGAAGGAAGGAATTTAGGTTTCTCAAGGATTTCGACCGTTGAGCCGGTAGGAATTACCAGGTCATAACAGTAATACCCTTGAATAGTATTGGCTGAATTGACCCAGGTAACACGCGCCATTACATCAAATCCGCCGGCGGAGTCATTGGACAATAGAACGGATTCGATAACCGCATTGGCGTTCGTTGAAGCAGCAATCATATAAGTATCAGCCACAGTAACGTCAACTCCAGAACCAAAATATTCTGATTCGGATGATTTCTCAAGGGTGATAGTTGCGTGCAGTCTATTGGCATCGGACGCAATCATCTGGATATAATTACCGGGCTGAAGAATTTTCGGTTTCTTCAGCATCTCCAAGGCAGTATTGGAAGGAATAGGAACGTTGTCAGCAAAGGTGATATTCTGCTCATATCCTGTCCCCATAAATGACCCGGTTACGTTAGCGTTAGCGGTTCCGTCTATATTGGTGACATGGATAGAATGAATAATATATCTATCAGAAGGATTGGTATTCGGAATAACAACCGCGTTACCCGCTGTTGTGGTTAGAAGATAACCATTGCCTTGGGATACCGAGGTATTGAATAATCCAGAACCCCCGCCGCCTCCACCAGAAGCGATATTGGATAATAGGCCACCGTCCCCTTGGAATATGGCTGCTGTTATCTTCCCATTCGCCTGAACATTACCAACATTAATATTCTGGGAATCCTGATACGCCATCGACCCCAGGTTAGAACTGGTATTGGCTACTGCATCGGCTACCATTACTTTAATGTTAGCCGATGACCATTGATTGGACTCATTACCAACTATTACGCGGTCTTTAGTTGGCGTGACATTTGCTATTGCTGTAAGGTTTACATTATACGCCTGGACATGAACTCCCGGTTGAACCCCGAGATTTGTTCTTGCTTGGGCCGCTGTATTTGCTTGTGTGCCACCATACTGAATCGGAACGATATTTCCTTTCCAATCAGTGTTCGTAATCTCTCCCCCAGTAATTCTTACATTACTGAGGTCGATATTAGCAGCTTCAACTGATTTAGAATAGGCTTCGTTGATTGCAGCAACGAGATTGCTTTTGTTCTGGGTAGCAAGATTGTCCAAATCGCCAGTAGACACAATAACACCAGCAACGTCATTGGAAACTAGGTCTACCTGCGCATTTATATTTGAAAAATTACCATCAACTTCTGAGTTAGTTAACGGCGAACCTTTTACGTTTCGTAATGTAATGACTGCCAAGATTATACCCTCGTTTATTGTTCTATATTAATTCTATTTATGAAATTTTTCATTTCGGCTAACTCCCTCTTCAAGTCGAGAACAGTATTCACCAACAGTTTCTTCTCGGAATACTCTTTGAATGCCGCTGTATCCGTGTTGATTACTGCGGAATTGGTCATGTCCTTAACCAATCCCGGAAACCCTTCTACTTTTCGTTTATCGATTATCATGCCAGTACTATTGCCCGTAAAGCACTTACTTTCGGAACTCTTGCTGAATTATCACTCAGAAGAACTATCTTAAGAATCAATGATGTAAATTGAGGTAGATTATCAACCTGATGGTCTATCTCGTAATACTCCAGTCCCATCGCTTGTTTGATGCTTATATCAGTAATCTCGATATATTCCTTACTGGATAGTTGTTCCGACTCCCCTACCAGTTTAGTCTTGTAATACACCTTGATAAACGTATTCTCTGGCCGATGAGCATCAAACAATAATCTGATTGACGTAGAAGGATTCACGAAATCGAATTGCTTGGTGATGTATTTACTCAAGGCAGAACCACCAGACGCGGCTTCTTCAGAAACGAATTTTGTTCCGTTAATCAAGGTTATTGCGTTGCCTGAATTTTCGGTTATTATGTTTCCTGATAGAAGAATATTAGCTCCAGCGTCAACGATATCAATAACGCGATATCGCCCATCACTACCAGACCCGTTAATTGTCAGGTATGTTCCTTTGGTAATTGCGATTGCATTGGCACGGTCAACAGAATCAGTCAGTTGAACATAGGCTGTAGTATTGGATAGGGATAAAAGACTGATGTCGGTTCCTTGTCCGATAATAAACTCGTCTAGTCCAGAAGTCTCTGATTCATAAGTCGGATTATTGACTATGTTGTTAATGAATACTCCACCAACTTGTTGCATGTCCACGATAGGAGACCAGAAGGGTTGGTCAGAACCAATCGTTACCCGGAACGTCATTGAATTAACATTTCCGATAAACTCTTGTTTGTTTCTGGAAGAAGGAAGAACTTTGGTCGAGTCGAATTCGGTAGTTCCTTTTCCGATATTAACGAATGGTCTGAATTGATAACCTACGTCGTGGGTTTGGATAGAGTAATTAGCGACTGTTCCTGGAACGGTTATCACAGAGATTGCTGGATATAATGCATCATATTGATAATCCTGAATAGCGCCCACGGATTCCCCTCCCACCATAACAATAGTGTTATTGGTTGGAATTGCCGGAAGGTCAATGGTATAAGAGTTTTGTTGGACATTCGCAACAGGGAATGATTGTCCTTCTAATTCGTCTATGTCTATTCCCTGAATAGTTATGTTAGCGTTAGGGTCATTCCAGCTTGAATCATATAAACCACTGAGAACAACTTCAGAGCCGTCAACAAATCCATTTTTTGGATGATTTACTTTTACCAGAGTAGTATTCGGATAGAGCGTCAATGGGTCTGTTATCAATCTAGCCCGTTGATAAGCTTCTGGGTTTGTGACGAAATCAATTGTTCCGACGCGAGAATTATCAAATTTAGCGGCGTATAGGATAAATTTCAGGTCCTGAAGCTGGTCTGGGGACCACGTCGATGCGTTTTGGGATTTGAACAGAACTCCAACGAATGGTTGTTGGGTAATGATTTTATTGGTGATGATATCCTTTTCGCCAATATTACTAATCCACATCCGATAATTAATGGATGATGTCAATAATACTATACAATACTCTCCTGGTTCCAGATAAACCAAACCATCGAAATAAATCGTGCTTTTTGTTTTTCCATCGTCGGAAATGTTAACCTGATTAGGGTATATATTTACACGAGAGAACGGAACGACCTTTGCTGCTGGAATTCCGTTTACAACGGTGCGAATTTCCAGTTGTGCCGGAACGTCCATGTCCTTATCGTAGAAGAATAAGTCAATCTTCGTCAGATATACCGGATTTCCGGATACGATGAAAGTCTGTGCTAGTGGGTCGTTTGCCCAACAAGTTCTCGGTTCATGTGAGCCTTGAGGAGATACGTAAGATGGCATTGCGAATCTATTCGGGTTCGATACCAGTTGCTGTCTATATGTCAGAAAATCCTGACTTCCAGGGGGGAATGCGGATGGTGAAGCTGCCAGTCTGGTAATGATGTCTGCAATTACAGAATCTTTATTCCATCCGTAATATGTCCCAGAACAATTGAATGTTCCGGTTCTTCCCATGATATCCATTATCTCAGTAATTCGATTCATAATGAAAACCATTCTTCCTGTTGCATCTAGGGCACTATTTTTCCCTACTCTATAAGTGTTGAGCCATGCCCAGAAGGCTCCTGTGTTTGTATGACCATCTGACTGCAAAAAACTACCGAGAATTCCAGGAACATCAACCGCGCCATTAGTATCGGAGTAATATGCTGGATTCGCCCACCGTTCCAAGTAATAGCACATCTCAGTAAGTTGACCATCAGTACCATCGTACTCGATATCGTGGATGACCTTCTGCGTCACGGAGTATCCATTAAGCTGAGTTACGATATAATCCGTAAATGTCAATCCAGGACGAGTATAGGGGGCAGGAGGAATATATTGATTTACCTGCGATTGATAAACATTTTCGGACGTTATATAACCATTTCTTGTTGAGGTGACTTCATCCCGCGTTTTAACAAGGGAACCAGATGCCGTAAATATTGCTTCTGCTGCGGTCTCTGAATCGTTGCTGTTCGTGGGAGAATCAGTTAATCTGAAGAAATGGTCTCCGTTCGGGAAGTTGAAATAATCAGCATCGTATGTAAATGTTCCCTGAACAAATCCAGTAGAGTCTGTTCGAATTGTCCAGATATCCCCGATGTTTCCATCGATAGGACGACAGAAATCAGTTACTCGTTGATTATCAAAGAAGGCGTGTAGTTTTGTGTTTGGTTTAATCCCGTGTCCCGTGAACGTGATATTAACTGACCTCATTAATGGGATTACATCACGGGATACCTCTACATCATTCTCTGTCGTAACAGCAATACTTTCATTCATGGTATAGGTTGTGCCGGTTCTGGATGCTATCTCGGTCTTCCCTTCCCAATCATTACCGTACCAGTTATATTGCCAGTTATTCCAAACGGTCCCCCATGTTCCCGCATTCTGCGCCGCTTGCGCAACTGCATTGTAATTCCCTTCTTGGGACAGATATGCAGTCGGTTGTTTCTGGGTGTTGAACCAGATATCAGACGGTGGGTCAAGCTCAAGGGTACCAATCCAGTTCATTACCGAGAAAGGATTGATATTTTCAGTTCTGGAGGTAGCGTCGTTCCTTGCGAATACATAATCGGTATATGGAAGGGTAGCGACGTTTCCGGTTCTTCTGTAATGATGAATCAGTCTATCAGAGTTATTCTTATCGACTTCCTCGAACGGAACAAATTGCTGGGTGAACGTCGGACGAATATACCCTTCTTTGAAGTCCATCGCAATGGAATAATCAGGATTCTGGGAATCGCCAATGAGATGTCCAGAGAACTGGTCAACAATAATTCCGTTCTTAAATCTATCAAATCCGAATTCGTCTTTGATTTGGAACGTGGCGGTCTCCCTTTCCAGCAGAGACAGTGATACGTAATACTCCAGATTTTTTATTCGGGTTTCCAGTTTACCAATATCCCGCATCGTATATCGCTTGTTCTCTACCTTTATAATCTTGATATCCTTCTTGACATCAAAAACGTAAGGCTCTTGTTGTAGGATAAACAGCGGCATTGTATTGGGAGGCGTCGGGGGTTCTTTTGGAGTCAGGGAAGGCGTCCCTTCGACATAAATAAATTCCCCTCTGGAATCCAGAACAATCTTGTCTATTCTCGGAAGATAGTATTCGTAATCAGCGATGATGTCAGATTCAGAAGAGACGAACTCAGAAGGGGCAGAAAATCCGATTCCGTTTGCGTCTATCTTTGGTCTGAAATCCAAACAATCTCTAAGTTGATATATCTTGTTACCATCCTTGAAAGTTGGAATGTCTTTGTAGTCGATTGCGCCGGTATAAGAGTCTACCGAAAAGAAATCCCCTCCAGAATGATTGAAGTAATCAAATACAATTTCAATTGGACCGGTTGGTTTCTGAGCACCTTGTTTTAGAGTCAACGAACCGATATCGTAATGAGATAATCTTTGTCCATCATCAAAGTTATACCGAGAAGTAATATCAATGGTCTTCGTTGAGTCAAAAGGGGTAGCATAGCCTGAATAATCCATCTTAATACTTTTCAGCCGGAAGCAATCTGACCGACCAAGATTGATATTGGTTGCCTGGGATTCAGCAGGAGTATTCAGCGTGATGGTATAGTTCTCGACCAGGGTCTTAACTTTTTTCAGGGAAGCCGAATTAGACTTCTGAACCGTGGTTATCAGTCTTACTGATGCGCTACCCAATCCCAGCGTGAAGGTAATATTCTTTCCTGTAGGGGAACCACTACGCGCAACCTTTCCAGTTAAATCAATGATACTACCATTGTCCAGATTGATAGCAACGTAATTCGTTGATGTATATGGGGCGAATGTCTCGTCTGTATTGGCGGTGATGGTTACGTTTCCGCCGGTTAAAGTTCTATCGTATACTCTACGAGTGTTGTAGTTCATCTCTGAACCAAGAGGATTCACAGACTTGATAACGTTATATGGCAACTCGTGGATATATGAATTCAGGGAGGAATCCATTACCTTTGAAGTATTCAGGAAGTAGGATGAGCCGGTTATCGTTACAGGAACATTCGAAGACGCTGAAGCAGATATGTCTGTTGTGATTGCAGATACCCGAACTGTCGCATTACCTGAATCGAAAGTCAGATAATCTCCTACAGAAATCTCGTTTTTGAATCGTGTGCCAGCCCCTGTAATAACAGGAGAACCGTTCGTGGTTGAAATGGTACCAGGAATCTGAACATAGGTCGGGGTGATATCACAAGTGAAATCTGGTTTGCCCTGAATCTCTTGATATAACTGCTTGGCATTGCGCTCGAAGGTATAACCGTCTTTCATCTTCATGTCAAAGATATACATCCTGAAGGATGTTGTTCCTTCTGGCACCATTGCTCTAATACGACAGCTACCCACCTCTGTTCCAGAAGAAGTTCCGTTGCTGGATGTATATCTATCGTAAATCTTAACTCTAGTTAAAGTAGCCAGGTCAGGTGCAGAATAGACGTTATTACAGATGATGTAATTACCGGTAGAGGTATCAATCGTGCCGTTATTAACGGTAACAGAACTACGCGACTTGGTAGCAGGGACATATCTTGATTTGATATTCTCGACTTCATATCCCATAACGTAAGCCTTACCGGGAGATACTATCCCCACGAACATATCAACATTACCTCCGAGTTCGGCAGATAGGAATCCATCCTGTGAGGTAGCATTAGCGGACTTGAGATGTTCGATTATCTCTATATTATAGGGACGAACAGTAAAAGACCCATTAGCATCATATGTGCGACGGGCCAGCGTATCCCCCAGAACAGAATACTCGGTATTTGAAGAACTCTCCCGAATAATGACTCCGTTCTCAATTGCAGTTAGTTCAATGAAATCTTCGTCGGTAGCGTCGGTTAATCCATACACCTGTAGAGATAAGTCTATTACATACCGGTCTGCGCCTGGGGCCATGTAATTAGATGCACCAAGGGCTGGGTCAAGTAAACTTTCGTCGTCTTCTGAATCCACGATATATTCGGACGCAACAAAACCGACTTTACGATTTATAATCGCACCTTCGCCTCCGATATATTTCTCTACCATGATATTCTGCTCATCATGATAAACGAAATGGTCTTTAACGAAGATTACGCCTGGAAGAATGGTATAGATTGTTCCAAATCCAGTAGAATCAGTCAGGGCAGCACGAACGACATCCAGGGATGTTTCAGAAATGATGTTCTCACCATCCAGAAAAGTCTTCTGAACAAAATCGGTGCCAGACGAAGTATATTTAACGTATAGGGTAGCAGGGTCTCCTTGACCAGTAGGAATATATTTAATAACAACTGCCTTGACCCCGGATGTTTCTCCGACTACGGTATGTCCAACAATTCTTGATGCTATCCCGTCAAAAGATGGTTGAAGCTTTACATAGGAATAGAAGAAATCGACCATGGCTTGTCCGCCAAGCACTCGCGTTCCGGGGACAAAGATATTATTACCAAACCGTTCAATCTGTTTCTGGAGAATGGTTTGCATCTGGTTGAGTTCTCGGGCCTGAACCGCCATTCCTGGTTTATAAAGAATCTTATGGAATCCTTTGGATTCGTTATAATCATCATGATAAGGTGCGATATTAAAATCTAATTTTTGAGAAGCCAAGAAAATTCTCCGTATATCAATAGGTTATAGTTGTTCTGAAAGCGATTTTTTCTTCTTCGCTTGGGGAAAATTCAACCCGATTATCAATCAGTACCATGGAACCAGACCATTTATCAATCTGAGGAGGAATGATTGATTCGACTATCATTTCATGGTCTTCGTATACCAACTTATCCATTGCATTCAGCCCGTTTCCAGACAAATCGGTTAGAATCATTTTGTCGTTCTCGACTGCCACGACCACATATTCAGAGTTATCACTCTTCCGATTCACCACGGTATCAGAAACGAATACTTCCGTGTTTATATTGGCGGAATATACCAACCAGGCAAAATGCCCTAATCTCTCGTTAAAGAATCTATTCTGTTCGTGGAGACTCAGATTTTTGATAATCCCAAACTGGCGGAAATCGTTATTAATCGGTACGCCGTGAATCTTTTCCTCGCCCATATTAGTATAGAAGGATAAGGATTTAGCAAAGAGTTCTTTTACAGGATTCTTTCCATGTCCGCCAATCGGAGGGAGAATTGCTCTTGCTGTCGCCCCTTTCCCATCTCCAGAAATAGTGATTTTTGCCCAGGTATATCCCTTTCCTTCATCTGACATCACTATGCGACGTATCTTGCCATTATTTATGATTGGATAAGCCTTTGCGTCTTCTCCATCACCTTCAATCGTGATGGTCGCATCGTTATATCCATATCCTCCTGAAATGACCTTGATTACATGGATTGCTCCACTCGCAGACACGATTTCAGACGTAGATTGGTTGGACATTAAATCTCCTTCCATCAAGACTACTCTGGCCTTTGCCTCTTGTCCGTTTCCGGATATAATCACATTGGCGGTTGTATATCCTTCGCCACCATCGGGTACAGAAATCGAAATTATCTTTCCATCGTCTATAATAGGAAATGCCTTTGCTCCGGTCTTTTGGTAAGCGAGTCTGATTTCGCCGCCTTCTCCATCACCATTAATAAAGAGTTGTGGTGCTTCGTTATAGCCATATCCATAGGTAATATTCGCGTAGGCTATGGCAGGAGTTCCAGCATACAACAAATTAGCGGTTCCGTTCATCTGATAGCCAGAATCAAATACCGGAGGCGAAATCCCAAGAGTTCCCCCGTCAACAACAGTGAACAGATTAGCAGAATGAAATATTTGCTCTCCGGTAGCGATAGCAGTAGATGATTGCCATTGCTTCCCTATAATCACATTCGGAGCAACTTGAACCTTTCCGGGATTGGTAATTACTATTTTGGACAAATGACCATTGTTTATAGTCGAATAGGCCTGTGCATCAGAATTAGCAAGTAGAATATCCGGCGCTGTTGTATATCCGTTTCCAGCATTCAGAATAGTAATATCATGCACGCTACCGTATAAATCATCTATCCCGATTATCTCACCATCGTATAGCGAAAGATTAGCACTCACCCTTTCTGCCACGTATTGCAAATCTACGTTACCCGATGATACGATTCCGTTACGATGGATAGGGTATGATAATCCTGTATAACCAGTATTAATAACCTTATAGAATCGATTATCATGAACCAGTTTCTTACCAGCAAAGTAATATTTATTGGGTTGGTATGGGACGTAATCCTCTACCGGAGGAGAAATGTCCAGAGAAGCAACAGTGTAAT